CTATTCCACTGAGCTACTGGACCAGGGAACTCAACGCCAGGCGGGACCTTGTACCCATCCAACGAGAGAATATCGTGTGCCGTCCTCTACTGGGGCGACCATGTGGTAATCGTCTGAGTGAAAGAAAATCATCTGACCTGTTTTCATTTCGATTGGTTGATTGATAAGGTGGAAGTAACCACCTTGGAAGTCCTCGTTTAGCAGGAGAGTGAAAGATATCTTACGAACCTTTTCACCTTTTCTCTTGTTGCGGGACCATTCACTTTCATCTTGGTGCCAGTCATACCTGTTTCCTTTCTCATACTTGGTGAGTTGCAGTGGTTCTACGAAGTCAATATCGAAGAACCATTTTGCTGCCTCGTTTACTCTTGATGCGTATGACAAAATAAGATCATAGAGAGTCTGATCTTCTACGAAGGTTACCTCGCAGTCTCGGACGTTCTCGATCTCGGTGTGCTCAAAGTTCTGATAGCGTTGGAGGATAGATTTGATCTCATCAAACTCATCGTCATTAAGATCAACAGTTACATAACGATCACGATAGTTCATAGATGGATTTAATCTTATCATTAACAGCATGTGCTTCTAGTTCAGCACCTTCCTCCAAGTGTTCATGGAGTTCGTCAATCAAAACTTCTAGCAAGGAGAAGTCTTCCAGATAGTCTTCCATGGGTCGCTCAATGTTTCAGAACTCATATAATATATAGCAGCATCAGTCCCGTGTCAAGGGTGCCTGTTGCACCTGCACTCGTGGCACAACCTTGTGTGGGATCATCTCCTTGCCCATCACGTTGAAGGAAATGATAGTCCTAGGAACGTCTGTGAAGTTAGGTTCTTGCAGGTGTGCCAGGTAGGAAGGGAAGAATACAATGTCACCTTCCTCAACCTCAGGGATGAAGTCAATGATCTCTCCGTTGATGAAGTTTGTAAACGGAGCGATGAAGGTCGTTGCTTTGTGTACCGAGGGATCGAACTGCACATACAACACAGCAGTGACACCCACTGGACCATGGTTGTGGACGCCATGGAACTTACCATTGGCAGTGGTCTGGTGCCACATCGCGACAACCTTCTGCATGTCCAGTCCAGTCTCTTGTGCCATCTGATCTAGGATCGGAGCACAAGCATCCATCACATCCCAATAGTATTTGGGCATTGCTTTCTTAGCAACGAGGTCATGGTAATCAGTGTCCATCTCGTGGAGAGACACCCGACCATTGGTAATGATTGCCTGAGGACTATTCTCGTCGCACTGAGCGAGGATTTTGTCACGCCATACGTCCCAGTTGGGTACGCTAAATTTCTCGATCGGGATTGTGAACATGTTTAATAAACCATTCAGCATCAACAACGGCAAGAGGTTTCTTTCCATTCTTCTTCATGAATAGAATGGGAGTGTGTTCTCCTGCATTAGCACACGCTTGATCGTATGCATCGTAGACGTTTAATTTCTCTACGTTCTTACACTCTATACTGAATGGGAACTTCTGTCTAGCATCTCTTGCCATGATCAGATCTTCACCACCAGCACCCATGGATCTTGATTCAATATCCTCGCGGTGGATACCTCTATGCTCGATGAGCATATCTCTGACCCATTGTTGGAACCTACGTCCCTTTGCCTTCGCGCTTTGCGGCTTCATACTCTCTATTCTTTTTGAAGTATACCTTGTACCAACGATCACACGCTGCACGTATATACTTATAATCCTCACCGTCAGTACCATCTGGTGGAAGAGCAGAAAGGAGCTGACAGCACCCTTCCATCTCAGAGATGAGTCTGAGAATACTGATGGGGCTGTCAGGATCTACATTCCATGCTTTTTTAATCGGCATAACCGTCGTCGTCATCCTCCAACTGATAACCAAGTCTAGTGCGAGGTTCGTATGGTGTTGTGTATGACTCTGGATCCTCCTTGATGGCGTCTTCAAGAGACTGTGCCAGGAGTTTCAGGTTATGTGCGATCAGTTTTACCTTATCATAATTCATATGCCTTCTCCACTTGTGCCCAGTCCTTCTCGAATTGTGCGAGACCTTCTCTGGTGAGAACGTGATCGTACATCTTCCAGAATACTTTCGGGGGGAGAGTCACAACATCAGATCCATAGAGGAAACAACGTGACACATGGTGTACGTCACGAAGAGATGCTGAAAGGATCTGTGTCTTCACACCATGCGATCTGTATGTACCAGAGATAGCACGGACAAGTTCAACACCTGAGAAGGAGTTGTCATTACATCTACCCACGAAAGGAGAGACGAATGTAGCACCTGCCTTGGCGGCAAGGATAGCCTGTGCCACAGAGAACACAAGCGTTACGTTGGTGGGAATATCATCTTCTGATAGGTTCTTACATGCTTTCAATCCTTGAACGTTGCATGGAACTTTGATTGTGATGTTCGGAGCGATCTGGATATACTCGTCTGCCATTTCTAGCATCTCTTCCCAGGTGTCCCCAGATACTTCTGCTGAAACAGATGCATCCCATGAGAACAGGTCTGTGATTTCTGCAAGAACATCGGCAGGATTCCTGCCTGATTTAAGCATGAGTGTAGGGTTGGTGGTAACACCATCAATGAGACCAGTATCTACTGCTTCACGAATTTCATCAACATTACTACTGTCGAGAAAGATCTTCATTGGTTTTGACCATAGAGGTTACAGTATATAGTAGCACAAAAAAAGAGGGGTGCTACCCCCTCATTCAACGTTCCATTTTTTGGTGCCTCTGGATTTTAAGTCAACCCATTTGGCGTAGTGGATACCACGATACGTCATAAACCCGAAAGTTTTATCTGGATCGTGTATCTCTGGATTGTATTCTGGAAGGTCCCGATCATCATAACGTAATCTGACCTTCCACATTTACCTGCTCCTGTTAGTAGTTGAGCAGTATCCTGCCATGCAAAGTTGAGCGTCGTGAAGTTTCTTCTTCTTGACTTCCTGCTTTTTAATGACAGTCAGCCAATTAGTCTTCTTCATTTTGCGACCTCCACCTGCTTGGTGTATACCATACCACGATAGTTCATGGTTACGGTTCTGGTCTCGTGTGCTTTCTTCTCCTGACGGGCAGAAGTAGGGATGCCACGATAGGCAGTGTGTGTGCTGTAAAGATTCAGCATGGTTTTAACTCCTGAAATACTAGGGTGGATTAGACCCGTTCCTTCAATCGTTTGCGTCCCAGTAGAACTTACATCCAGGTACAGATTCCTTTACGGTCTCTATCAGTTCTGCCACAACTACTTGTGGCAACTCAGTCTTGTTCTTTTTGATCCTAAACAGTATTTCGTTAGCATCAGCACAAGACATACTTGAATATAACAGTAGTTCAATCATGGGATGAACGCTCCGTTCCGCGATTTACTTGCGTCCTCAGGTATAAGTACCGTCGCATCGACCTTCTACTTTCGACTTGAAATAGTTGATGAGATACCACTTCGATCGTTGATCGATGTCGTCCCTCATTTGAGTTTCAACTCTGAGTTGTAGGAACCTTTCACAAGACATGTGCCACCCATAGGGTGACGGATCGTGATGGGCTAAGGTCAAAGCCAACAGTAGAGATACCATTGGATGAACGTATAGTCATACTAACATGACAATACTATTTATACAACTCGAATGTATCACAAGTTACCGTTTTCTCATCCTAGTCCCTGGTTTCCTCAGGTCTGCCTTCAAGTTCCTCAAAAACTTCAAGTGGTCCCTTGTACCACTGATCGGGTCCAGGCCAATTATACTTGACACTGATTGTGTCGAGTCCCTCCACCTCGGACGGTTCCGTTGTGTATGTTTCTTCCATGGTTTCTTGCTCATCCCATGTTTCATGCAGTTCTTCTATCTGTCTGTCAACGCCAGACATGGTTTGTTCTACCTTGCCATCCCAGTACCACTTCTCAATGAAGGAGAACAAGTATTTTAAGATTGTATTCAGGGGTGGTTTCTGCTTAGAGATCCACCCCTTTATCTTTTGGAGTTGTGTCCGCTCCCCACCCCAGTGGTGCTCGAACTCATAGTGCCATGTTGTATCACCTGGGAGTGGTTCAGTACCATACTCCCATGTATCGTAATCATCCTCGTTGCGAGGATCAGAGTGAGAATCCTGCAAAGGTGCTTGCTCCGACATCCTGTTTAATCCCCCCGACTACATAAGACTCAATCTCAGTTTCCTGAGGAGCGTTCTGCTGCCCTTTGCTATTTAGCCAGTGCTCTGTCCAGGGTAACGGATTGTTTTTAGCAGGGATGTCATAGAGAGGAGCGAGACCAATCGATCTCATGCGACGGTTGGCGATCCACTCCACGTACTGAGACAGCAGTCGTTCGTTGAGACCGATCATGCTACCCTCAGTGAACAGATAGTTCGCCCACTCCTTCTCTTCTTCTACTGCGACAGCAAACATCTGACGAACAGTCTCCTTCTCTTCTGCTGCAATCTGCTGCATCTCAGGATCGTCACCGTCTGCCCACTTCTTCAAGATCTTCTGGGTCAATACCAGATGCTGTGACTCATCACGGGCGATAAGGGAAATGATTTTTGCCGAACCCTCCATGAGTTTGAGCTCACCAAAAGCAAAAGAGCAAGCAAAAGAAACATAGAAGCGTATTCCTTCCAAGATATTGACATTGGCAACAGCAAGATAGAGTTTACGTTTCAAGTCACGAAGTGTCCACTGAGAAGAAGGAGAGTCCTTCCAGTCTGGTTCCCACATGTTACCTTGTGCCCAGTCACCAACAGCATCCAAGAACTCATCGTATGCTTTGGTCACAGACTGAGCACGTTTGATGATCTTATCGTTGTCGAGAGTGGTGTCCAGAACCTCAGCAGGATCAGGGTACACATTCTTGATGATGTGAGTGTAGGAACGGGAGTGGATCTGTTCCATGAACTGCCACACACCCATGGCACCTTCCAACTCAGGGAGAGAACAATAGGGAGAGAACGCCATGCCAGGTCCACGACCTTGCACAGAGTCTAGGAGGATCTGATACTTCAAGTTAGAAGTATAGATGTGTTTCTGTTGTGCATTCAATGTCTTGTAGTCTGCTCTATCCTTTTGGAGAGAGACTTCTTCTGGACGCCAGAAATATCCAAGTTGTGTTTGAGTCAGTTTATCAAAGTCAGGATACTTAAACTCAGCATACTGTTGCATTCCAAGAGGTGCTCCGAAGAACATCGGTTGTTTCTTAGTGTCAACCTTCTTGCTGTTGAATACCGTTACTCCCATCTGTGCTCCCATTTGTTCCGTAGTTTGACTCATAGTATAGAAATGAATTAATCCTTGGAGGACAGTCCAAAGATTTACAACACTCCAAGTAGGACTCGAAGTCCTCTTGGAGTGCCTTGGATAGTGTGATTGTAACTTGTTTAGACATTACATGCGTCGCAGTCTGCTTCGCTTCCTGAATCAATATCAGCAAGCAACGCTTGGAGTTGCTCCTCTACATTGTCTTCATCCTTCTTGTTGTCGTATGTGTTCTGATAATAAGAAGTCTTCCAACCGTACTTGTATGTAGTCAGGAAGTCCTGTGCCATAACCGAGACTGGGATCTCATTGTTGGGGAACTGAGTCGGGTTGTAGGACCAGTTACCAGAGATCGCTTGATCAAAGAACTTTTGCATAACAGCAACGATCTTGATGTATCCTTCGTTGGAAGGCATGTCCCAGAGCAGAGTGTAGTTGTTCTTCAACGTGTTGTATTGGGGAACAATCTGTTTAAGAGGTCCCTTCTTGGACTTCTTAATGGACAAGAAGTCACGGGGTGGTTCGATTCCGTTTGTGGCATTTGACACAACGGAACTGCTCTCCGATGGCATCTGTGCGGACAGTGTACTGTGTCGCAGTCCATGCTTTTGGATAGAATCCCGTAGAGAATCCCAATCATACTGATACTCAGGTGCTACGATTTCATCTACCTCCTTCTTATATGTATCAATGGGGAGGATTCCATCATGATACTTGGTTCGTTCAAAACCATCGCATGGTCCCTTCTCGATAGCAATCTGGTTGGATGCTTTCAGAAGATGATACTGGAATGATTCTGTCAGTTTATGTACTTCCTGATAAGCACTGGGATCTTCATACTTAAAACCTTTCTTAGCAAGGTAGTGTGCCAGACCGATGAAACCGATGCCTAGGGAGCGACGAGAGAGGGTGCTACGACGTGCTGCGTTGACAGGGTAAGACTGGTAGTCGATGAGTTCTTCCAGACCACGAACAGCAAGGTCAGCAAGGTCTTCCATCTCATCCAGACTCTTCAACTTACCAACGTTGATAGCAGACAGGATGCACAGAGCAATCTCTCCTGCCTCTTCGTCGATGTGATTGATAGGATCAGTGGGAAGAGTGATCTCCTGACACAGGTTGGACATGTTCACCTTGTCCTTGAAGGACGAGTGTGAGTTGCAGTGGTCGATGTTCATCAGGTAGATACGACCAGTCTCAGATCTCTCTTTCAGAAGGTCGAGGATAAGTGCTTGGGCATTGATGGTTGTTCTAGGGATTCGATCGTCCTGTTCGTAACTACGGTACAGATCGTCAAAGCCATCAGTCCCGAAAGCATCATAAAGGCCAGGGACATCATGAGGACTGAAAAGTGAAACGTCTCTGTTTGAGATGAAACGCTCATAGAATAGTTTTGAAATCTGAATTGAGTAGTCGAGTTTTCTGACACGATTGTCCTCCGTTCCTTTATTATTTTTGAGGACAATGATGTCCTCTATTTCTTGGTGCCAGATGGGGAAGTGGACAGTCGCGCTTCCACCTCGTATGCCATTTTGAGTGCAGCATCGGACAGTGCTCTCAAATTTTTTGAGGAATGGTACAACACCTGTGTGTTGAACCTCGCCGCCCCTGATCTTACTGTTGATGCCACGGATTCGACCTGCGTTGATGCCGATTCCTGCGCGTTGAGCAACATAATAACCGATAGCCATGTCAGAACTAAAAATACTATCGAGGGTGTCATCAACATCAACAAGCACACAGCTCGCAAATTGTCGAAGTGGAGTTCTAACCCCTGCCATGATAGGTGTGGGAATGTTGATCTTGTGTCTGCTGATTGCGTCGTAGTATCGTCTGACATATTCGATCCTGGTGTCCTGGGGATACTGTGCGAACAGAGTGGCAGCGATCAGCATGTACATGAACTGAGGGGTCTCGTAGACCTGTCCACTGCTCCTGTCCTGTACCAGATATTTATCTGTAACCTGTCTCAATCCAGCATATGTAAAGAGAAAGTCACGATCATGATCGATATAACCATCCAGTTCATCCCACTCTTCCTTGGAGTAGTAGTTCAGCAGGTCAGCATCATACACACCCCACTCAACACCACGCACCACCTGGTCGTAGATAGACGGATGATTGTCAGGATGATCCCAGTACACAGACTTCCTCAATGAGAAGAGGAGCAGGCGTGCAGCAACGAACTGATAGTTAGGAGCATCAAGAGTGATCAGATCGTTAGCAGAACGAATCAAGATCTCTTGAATATCAGATGTAGCAATAC